AGATTCCATCTGAACATCATTCATTATCCAGCCGTATTTATCGATAACATCTGCTACAGACATCATCTCAATTTTACCGACCCAGTTTCCTTCAGATATGTAACGAACATCAGGCGACTTATGATAAAACACAAGAGCCGGATTCCAAAGTTCGATATCATAATCCTCTTCTAGCATCTTAAAATGCCAGAACTCACGATCACAAATAAGAGAGTCTCTGAAGGCACGTTCTTCTAACTCATCCATCTTGAATCGCTCTTCATCAATGACGTGTTGTTTAGAAGCCCATTCTTCACTAAGACTACGATAAGTTTTACTATAAAAATTTTGAATCTCCGGTAAAGACTTCATGTTCTCCGGAGATGTTTGTTGTTTCATTTGTTCTTGAACTTGGGGATCTTCTGGATCCAAACCTTGTTCAATCATCTTCATGATAAGCTTTTGCTCAGCTTGTTTAAACAAGACATCTTTTATAGCCTCTTGTTTCTTGTCCATTAACTCATTGTAAGAGTATTCGTCTGTTGAACGAAAGCTTATTCGCTTATTACGTTTAGCAAACTCAGAAACAAGGACATTAATAACATTCGGAATGATCGGATAAAACTTAAGCTCTAAGGCTTCTACTATTTCTGTATCGGCCAATTGCTCTACAAGATCTTTGTAGTCATTGTTGGGTTCTGCAATGTAATCAGTCTTGTCAATGATCCCGGCTGCCAGTTTATAATTCTTCATTATCCGGCGCGCATTACGGCGCAACTGTTTCATCCCCTCCCATTCATACCAATCAAGGTTATGCGCTGCCCAATTACCATCTTTTTCATCTTTAGGTAGGAACTGAAGCGGTTGGGTAAGATTACCCATCTTATTCAATTCAGTTCTTTTCCCGGCTTTCGCCTGCATTGCATTTATGATTTCCATTAGCGTATGTTCTTAAATCCAGATCGTGATGCTTTATAATTTGTAGTAGGACTATTTCGTTCGATATTCCGAAACATACCACTATCTAATTTAGTCAATTTTTTGGACTTATCCAAACCTTTAGTGTCAGATAATTCCATTACAACTCGCGGAGCTCTATAAGATTCCTGCAATTTAACAAAGGCAATTAATGCCGCCAAAGATACTAATCTATCCACGTTAGCCTTACTTGTATAGGCATACATCTCACGAAGAGCCATTATATCAGGTAACCTTTCAATACCATGAGTAATCTTTACAATAGTGCCATCCGGTTTAGTTTCTACATCAATCTCTTCTTTCAACCACTCGATCAAATAACTGAGCAAATGACTTCTGAATATTTGACCTGTATTCTTCCAACCGTATTCCTGAAAGACATTCGTATTACTTTTTAATTCTTTGAGAAAAGCAATCTGACTTTTAGGTACCAAATACCTTTGCTTCCTCGCATGAATCATATGCTGGATAAATAAGGAAACGTTATTCTCTATTAGGGTCCAGCTATTGTACCATTCGATTATCAACTCTAAACGCTCATGGGTCTTATTAATATCATCAAATCGACCACACCATGCAGCTACAATACCATCTCTTTCTACTGTTACTTCTCTACCATCAGGCGTATCTTTACTTACCTGGATCATTGATTTGTAAACATAGATAGAACAAAGGGAATCACTTGTTAGAGTCTTTCCTTCTGACACGGGATCTATCGAAGCGTAGTAATCTCCAAATTTAGGATTAGCTCTTGGTCTTTCATAAACAACGATAACGCCTTCCTTATCTACAGCTTTTTTATTAACTGGAAATTCGGTTATAGGTGTTCTGGTTGTAGAGAGCACTTCGATGGTTCCTTCTGAATTTCTACGAAGATCTACATACTCTTCAGCATAGTCTTTACTTTTAATCCGGTCTTCCTGTTGCATAACAAGATCAAGCGGGAATACGGATTCTTCTCTAAAATCAAAAGCCTCTTTGATATTCTTTGGATGCTGCGAAATACGATATCGGTAACGTTCTGGAGTAAGTTCCGCTTTCCAAACGGCACGTATCTCATCAATCATCCGCTCAGCTTCTTCTACCTGAGAGTTTCCGTATTTATCGATGCATGGTTGCATTGACCATTGTTCCGGAATAAATAAAGCGGTTCTTCCATGTGTACCCTCACCATCCATTAAGTTATGCTCAACAGCATACATCCCGTTATTATCCGGATTCAGAAGGAAGTCTTTTAGCGGATTGCATTGCGAAAGCTCACCTACAGAACCTGCTGCGATAAACATACCAGTAGTCATTAACCCTGATTGCATAGCAGGTCTCAAGAACTCAAATGTGATATCCATGGTAGGGGCTTCCCCGGCCTCTTCATAAAAGAAGTATCTACACGGACCTCCGACACCTTTTGTTTTGGTACTTTCAAATGACAATGCGACTAAGGTTCCTTTATAACCAACCATCGTCTTCCGACCATTACCGTCCGTGGTTTCAACTTGTTGTTGCCATTTACTCTCTCCACCAGGATTAAAATCGCGATACCAACCGGTATGTTTATTTAGGAAAGAACGATACTCTTCAATAAATTTCCATGTTCCGCCATTGTCAACGTGGCTCATTAAAGAAGCTCCCATTTTTAATACAGGACCCTCTTCAAAATAAAGCTGATTTATGAACTTGGCCATATGATAGTATGAAGAAGCAATCTGCCTTTTCTTAACTACTGTGCAATGTTTATAATGAAGTTCCGCTAAAAGTTCATACAAAGCCAAATGAAGTTGCGTATCCCGGATCTCAATAAAAGTATACCGGTTACGCTCCTTGTTATTGATCATCATGAAATTGATCCACATGTAATAATCACGAGGTAGATACCAAGTTTTACCGTTGTTTATAAAGATAGCTCCACGTCTACATTTGCGTCTTTCGGTATCCCAGTAATTACTATAGACCTGACTTCCTTGAGGAGCCTTAGTAAAAAATCCATTGCTTATGAAATTCCGCGCCTGCTCGTTAAAAACGTAAGCGGTTTCATCAAACTCATAGTGACCAGGTACTTTAAAACAGGATAATACAAATGAGATGAACGCTTCTCTTGTTTGGAAAATGGTTCTTTCGATCCATTGTCCATCCTTCCAAGTAGGAATTTTCATGAAAACAGATTCCTCAATCATCATCTCTTGTATTTTCATCACTAAAATCGTAAGACAGTTCCCCGCCTCCGCGCTTAGCATTTACTTTTTGTTCACTATGCATATCGGCTGTAAGCTGGTTATAAGTCTCGCGAAGTTCACGTAAACTTTTACCAGCACTAAGCAATGCACTAAAATTACCATCTCTACCGGATACAACTTTAGCAGTTGACATATAATCAGAAACATTATCGATCATGATCTTAAGCCCTTGATGAGCTCTTAGAACAGGTGTTTCATATAATAGTTTGCATTTCTCAAGAGCTTCTACTACACAATCCTCTTCTGTTGAGAAAGTCATTTTATTATCTCGAAGAATCATCTCTTCTCGAACCACATCTTTTACATTAAAGTAGGGATTGTTTATAGGATCTGGGCAAGTCATGTAGAAAAGATACTTGTACACATCAATGTAATTATCTGGAAATTTATCCATAATTACCTTAAGCCAGTTTATCGCATAGCAATGGCGTGTAGGGATAAGCTGATGACCTTTTTCGCTTATCTTAAAAAGTTGTATTATCGAGTCCTCGGTCATGAGTTAAGCTTTTCATTCTGGGCATATTTGATCATATTGATTACTTCCTCCTTGAGGTAGGGAACTTCGTAAGGAGTAACCTTTTTTACAATAGGTTCTCCCTTAGAGTCCAGAAAATAAATAGGGTTTCCAAACTGATCTTCTTCCCGAATCTCAAAAGCAATATGTTCAATAATTAGTTTGCCTGGATAAAGATAGTGATTATGTTTAAGCATCATGTACATATACAAACTAAGTTGTAGTGCGTAATGATTGAAATTACAATCTTCTAAATGGGCACAAGGGCCAAGCATCATTTTAGAAATACCTTCCCAATTTGTAAAACCGTGTAGCTTTATCTCTTTGTTGGTTTTATAGTCATACAGGTTTATAACATCTCCTACAACCTCAACACGATCCGCTTGCCCGCAAATGCCGACAGATTTCAAATAGATCATATGTTCAGGATAAACACCTGGTTTAAGAATCTGACTAGAAGCTATCTTAATACCATTCTGTTCTACAACAGGAATTATAGGTAACTCTACTCCATCTCTGTGCACTGTAGCACAAGACAGTAAATCAGCTTCTCGTTGATTATGATAAAAGGTTCCTAAGTCGGTAGCCCGTTTTGCTTCATCCTCCCAGAATTGAATGATCTCTTCCGGGGTTAAACCATACCATTTGGACTTTTTATTCTTAGCGCATTTAGCAGCTATACCTTCCTTATCAAAATGAGGTTTAAATTTACCTACAAAAGAAGTAACACTGGTCCACTCAATAGGATTAGCAGTATCCAGACTCGTGTATTTATGATCATGTGCTGTAAACTGTATTGCCATTATTTAAGTTTAGTTTCTATAAGGGTAGTCGCCAATTGAATACTTTCAATATCTTTTGAGTTTAGCATACTCATTAAATTATCAAACTCTAATTGTGTGAATATACCAGAGGGATTAATAGAGTTTAACAAACGCAAAGCCTCAAGTTTTAATTTTCTACACTCTATTTCTAAAGAACCCCACATAAGACCTTCTTCATAAGCTTTTGCTAGATGGGCTATTTTATTAGCTTCATCTATTTGTATCCATAAACCACTTCCTACAACTTTTGCATCCATACCTAACTCAAAACATCTAACAATCCTTCTAATAAATCTACTGTATCCGGATCAGGTGATCCTAACATAACTGTATATGTATTATAAGCCTTTCCATCAATTCTACCATTTTGATAAAGCTCATGAAGAGTTCTTCGTAAATTATCTATGCGAGCATGTCTTTTTAAAGCATCATTAAAAAGCTGTGCACCCTCATAACCAGTCTGAATTAATATCTCTCTTTCAGATTGTATAGTATAAAGATGTCTCAACGCATCTGTCACGCTCTCAATTGTTATCGCGCTAGGGGAATGGGACTCATCCATTCGCTGCCACAAACCTTTCATTTCTCTTTTCCCCATTTCCCTGCTTCACATTCGCTGTCTGGAGATCGTTGTAAGAGAGCTAAAGAGCACCCGCATAAACCACAACAAGGTTGGGTTAGGGGAACTAAACAGCGACTACCATCTCTATCAATATCCGGACAGACATTACAAATCGCTGCTCTGGCTGCTGCCATTTTCTCGATTCGTCTTGTTTTGAAAATTCTGTTTCCTAGCCCGCTTAAGATCTTTTTTCTGTTTCTCCAAATCTTTGTAAAGAAGCTGGGTTCCGTTTCGTTTGGCTTCATAGAATTCATGTTTTCGTTTATTTTCTGCACTAATTTTCTTTTCAATTTTTAAAATATTCCCAAGCCGTGTCTCTACGTCCTGCTTAATTTTAATTCGAGCTGGTGTTTTAGGAACACCCATCGTTTCTAGCTGATCCTTTAATTTCAATTTTAATTTGACAAGTTCTTTAGGCTTGGCTTTGAATGTACCGAAGCCACCTAGGCATAATACCGATTCATTCATTTGTGTTAAGTTGCGTCTGACCTCTTCATAATAGAAATCAATAGCATCTTTAACAAGCTCTTCCGGTATACCTAGTTTCTGAGCCGTACTTGTTACAAACTCTTTAGTCTTTTTTGGCTGCAATGTATACCATTTTAAAATTCAACAATACTGTACCACCAGTTTGAATCTCCATTGCTGGATTAAGTTCAATTTTTTTCTGGGTTCGGTTTGACTTCACGATAAGCTTATCTTTCTCAGCTCTCGTTAAAAAGTTCCTTACCGTCTGCGGACTTTTAAATATTGGATTCAGATATTCTAATTTCTGACTTTTGTCATCTTTGGGTAAAGATGCCGCACGTGCAAAATCAGATAAACCACATGGTCCGTTTTGAGCCAATAATGATAAACATTCAATTTCGAAATCACTTAGTTTAAGTGAATTTGCAAAACAATATGTCATAAGCTGATACTTGATAATATCAATCTCTGACATGCGCATAGTCTTTTCTACAACAACAGCCATACAACTAATATTTAAGCTTCATTAATAGGACCTTCCGCAGGAGCACCAGCTTCATTAGCGTCTTTACTCGCACGCGTCATATTGTAGCGTGTGATGATAGCTTCTAAACGGCGTGTCTGTTGTACTTCAATTTTAGCTGTTAAAGTAGCATGCTCTGCTCGTAAACGTAAAAGAACATTTTCTTTCTCAAAATCTACTATCATTTGAGAACGCATTGCTTCTAATTCTTCCGGGGTATACTTCCGTTTGTCTTCTTTCTGATTGTTGGTTTTATCAGACATATGGTTATGATTTAAACTTATAGGCAAATATAACCATAAAAGTTTAAACCTTAAAAGTTTTAAATAAAAAAAAAGAGTTTCCTTAGAAACTCTCTTAATCCAAATAACTTAAATTCAGAAGATTAGTCTATAACACGCAATCTGTTTTGACCTATACGATTGTCACGTAGAACCGCTTTATTAAGAGGGATTGCTGTGATGATAGGTTGTGCTATTGATTGAGTAAAGTACCCTAATAACCCACAAGTATAAATTGGCATAGGTGGACAATCACCAGGTGCTGTTACACCAACTAAATTAGCCAACGATTTAATGTACATGTAATCGGCATTAAATGTAGCCTTTTCGTAAGGGATTCTCAAATTGTTATGTGCATTCTGCCAAGCAAGATCTGTTACCAGATTATTTGCTATTACCGTGTTATCAGAAGCATACATCGTTGTTACAGGAGTAGCGAATCCATTTCGACCATCAGCGGCGTCTGTACGTCCACCTGTTGCCGCAGCTTTGTATAATGTAACGTGACCATCTTGATCACTTGATACAACACTATAGGCACCTTGAGCCGCTATTGCAGCATCAGTAGTAATTTGTAAATACTCTTGAGTCCCAAAAGGATCAATTTCAACTTTCAAATATGTAACTGTAGCTGGACCAACAACGACAGGTTGAACACCTGTACCAGCATCATACCAAACAACAAGAATATCATTACCTGATGGACCGCCGGTACCTACTGTGAAATAACGATTTTCTAATTGGGTAAGATCCCAGCAATGTCCAGTTGGTGGACATGGAAAAGGAGATACCGCCATAGTAAAGAAGAGTTGGAATTGTTCTTCAATACCAATACCACCTTTTACTGTAGTCTCAAAAGTAAACCCTGTACCTTCCCCAGGAGTAACTGGACGCTTGTACGCACCTATACGGTGACTATAGAAGTTCATTCCGTTTAAGCATGCGTGTGGCGGAGGGCACATATCAGTATACCAACTTGCTTCAGCGTTTTGTGTAAAGTACACAATCGGATTTAAGATCTGATAGAACAGATCTACAAAGCACTGATATTCTAACCAAGAGTTATTCTCAGCCATCGGCAAGCTATTTAAAGCAAGCTGAAAGTTCTTAAGCAGAACTGTTTCAGATGCTATACGATCTTGATTCACCGTATTCTGCAATGGATAAAAAGCTTGGTAAATATAAGATAGCGGATCACCACCCCATACAAGTTGTTTGTCAAAAACTATTTTAGCCGCTTCGTTTATCTGGAAGGGGTTATTGTTTCTTTCTAACTCTAATACATAGGGAAGTAACTTGGTTATAAAGGAACCTGGGTTCTTTAAAAGTTCATTCACAGTTGCCATAATCTTATTTATTTACAAGTTCGTATTGTTTCTGGTATTTACTACCATTCATTTAATATTATTCGAGTTTGATATTTATCCTTATTCATCCAGGTCATCATTGCGTTGAATTGTTTTTTTACATCTCGCACAGTACAAGCAATCGACCATCCACCAATATCCTCTGAATCTTCTCCTGCAGCATGATTATTGGCACCGATATTTTGACCCTCAATGATCTTACCTGAATCACCGGATTTCTCATTTTTATTATCATCCCAAATATAAGGAAGAGGTTTGCATTGACAATAAGCGTCATATTGACCTTTATGCTTTCTGAACTCCATGCAATCATAAACAATCACATCAGCCACTAATACAGCACAACGTTTATTACCGTACTTCTCAAAGTTTTTTAAACCTTGTGCTCCAGGATTAGTTGTTCCGGAATGAGCGCCCGGAACGAATATCGGTTTCTGACCTTCTTCTTTGACTTCCGCGCGATATACTTTGTCGTCAAACTTGTTGAATGCATCTTCTTGTGATCGTACCCAAATATCATATTTACCTTTTTTCCAGCCGGCAAATGTAGACAATGATTCTATACGAGCGATAATTTCAGCATCAGTATAATTCTTCACATTTGTACTTCCGTTATTCATAAACTCTGGTTAATTAATCTTTATTTTGCTCATTTAATTTTTCCTTCTGCATAACCTTCATTGTATATCCCGCATAGATAAATAAGGTTCCGGTAACAGCAATCATCTCAGCATAGGTTAATGTTTTGAAATGATAAATAAACCAGGCTAAAACACAACTAAGGGCGCTTACAAAAAGGGCGCATGATTCAATTCTCTTACGAGAAAGCTCAGAAGGTTTATTTGAAAAAGTATAGTAAATCTGTTTCAAGACATACTTAATATTTTCCCAACCAAAAAAGTACTTTTTCATGCGGCTTTTACTTTTTTCTTTGTAAGCAATTCATCTAGTTTATCCAACTGCTCATGGATTGTAGAAATCAATGCGCGGTTTACTCTAGTTTTACTAGGTTCACATGGAACCGTTTGTTTTTT